GAACCCACATCTCGGCGGAGCGCGCCCAAGCGCCCGCTGCGCGGCGTGCCGAGAGGTGATCGGTGAAGTGGTGGAGAACCTGGTCGCGCTCGACGATCAAAGCGGCGTGGTTGAGCCGCTTGTTGGGATTGGTGCGCCGGTCGCCGAGCGCGCAGAGGAAGCCGTCGCCCTCGCGCGCCTCGGAGCGGCTGATTTGCTTGAAGCCGACGGGTGCCAGGTGCGCGACGTAGAGGTCGTCTTCGCCCTTCCACCAGTTGTCTGCGCGCGCGACTTCGGGCAGCTCAACCGGGTCATGCGGCCAGGAGATGCCCTGCGCCTTCATGCTCTCGCGGCCGAGCCGGAACACGTCGCGGACCAGGCTGTAGCAATCGAAAATGCCGTGGATGAACGGACGACCGATCACGGGCGCGATCGGCAGATTGCCGCCCCAGGCCACCATCTTGTAGACGCCGTTCTCGTTGAGCATGATGATGCCCCACGGAACGTTCGTCTCGATCTGCTGGGCCATGTCGAGCTCGGACGGCACCAGCGGGCCATAGGGGTGAGAATGGATGATCGCTTGCAGCGCGCCATTCGCGACCGCCTGATCGTAGCGATCGTCCTGGATCTCGAATTCCTTGGTCGGATCCTCGTGCTTGTTCTCGCAGGCGACGTAGACGCCGCCGGCAATGAAGCCGCAGCTCTCCTTGGGGAATTCCGCGATCGCGTGCGCCTTCGCATCGGCGATCGGCTGCGCGCCCAGAAACGCCAGCACGGTCTGTTCGTAGGCCTCGATCATGATGTCGGCACCCGTCCGATGCCGGGGAAGGCGCCCATCGGCAGCGCGGTGTTGTCGCCGAAGCGCTTCTTGCAGTCGGACAGCTTGCGACCGCACTTGTCATTGGCCGGCGTGGTGGGGTCGCCGATCGTCGTGAAGGACGGCGTCGCGGTGTAGGGACAGGGGAAGATCGACGGGTAGACGAAGCCGTCGGACGCTGCGGCTGGATTGGTGGGGTCATAGCGGCGATAGCGGCGCGTGCAGACGTCACGGATGAACTGCCGGCCAGGCAGCAGCTTGCCCTCCTGGTCGATCGCGGCCGAGAGCTCCCATTCGATGTAGACGGGGTTCTCGTCGCTCTTGCGCTCGATGCGGAAGACGTCCGGACCCATGTAAGCGGTCGGGTCGGCCTCGGGCTGACCGTCGAGAAAGCGGCGGAAGGTGCGGACGCGACGCAGCTCGCAGCCCGCCAGGTCGCCATAGGTATTGACCAAGGACTGAATGAGCAGGTCCGAATTTGCGATCTGCATCTTCGGGGTCGGCAGCACGCCGCCGGCATTCACCTCGAAGCCGTCGAGCGAGATGTCGATCGCGCGGTAGAGCTGCCCGCCGAACGTGACCCCTGCCCCGCCGTCCTCGCTGCCCTGAATGAAGTAATAGATCGCAGCGCCAGCAGCCGTCGCGTCGAGCCGGTAAAGCGCGACGGGAGCGGAGAGCGAGAGCTTCTGGCTTTCTTGCGTGAGGGTGGTCATGGGCTGATTATATAAGTCAGAACTGACTTACAAATCAAGTGGTGTCAGCCATGAAGCTTTCGCGAAAGGTCGCCGTGACGGTGTTCGGGGTGTCCCAAAGCCGATCGAACTGCTTGCAGGTCCATTTGCGTGTGACCCCGTCGCGCAGCGCATAGTAGAACGGGATCGTTCCCTTGTGCGCTTTCAAGAAGCTGTAGATCGCGTCGGCCTGGTCTTCGAGCAGCACAGCCCAGTTGAGCGATGCGACCTCGCGCACGTTGTTCATGCCGTCCGGAGAGCCCTGGGTGTAGCCGTCGCCGAAAGGCGCCTCGAGGGTCTTGATCTCGGGGTTCATCTTGGTGCCCGGCGACTGCCGGACCGGAGGGTTGAAGGTGTTGAACGGCATGGCTTACTTCCCTGACATGGCACGAATGGTTCCGCCGGGCCGCATCTGGGTCCGGAGCTCCTGGCCGACCATCTGCGAGGCCGCGGCGCGGACCTGACCGGCGATCTGCTCGGCGAGATCGCGGTTCTGCGTCGGCGAGCCGTCGGAGGCGCCGTGGACGTTGATGTCGCCCATTGCGAACGTGCCGCCGCCCTTGCCGCCGTATTGACGCGCGAGGTTGGCAGGCCAGTCGACCTGCTCACCGCGCTTGGCGATGATCGGGATCTCGTCGCCACCCAGCGTCATGCCGCCGGTGCCGGTGTGCCAGCGGTTCGCGCCCGCGAACATATTCATGTTGACCCGGCGCGAGGGCATGGCGGAGCCGGCGACGCCGCCGGTGTGGTGGAACGCAACAAAGGACTGGTCGCCAACCTGCATCGTGCCGGCGGCGCCGCCTCCTCCAGCGCCCAGACCGAGGAAGCTGCTGAACAACTTGCTCTCGGCTGCCTTCAGCGACATCGTGATGATGTCCTTTTCGATGCTCTGCGCGAGCGAGCGGAAGCTGACACGGCCCTTCATCGCCATGTCCGCCAGCTTGTCGTTGAAGCCATTCATCCAGCCGGTCGCGGCCGTCTCGAGGTTGTGACCGTAATCCGACCACTGCTTGAGCATGCCGCCGAGCGGCGTCAGGCTGAACTGCTGCTGGCGCAACAGCGTGATGCGATCGGCGACCGTCTTTTCCTTCTGCACCCGCTCGTCGCCGGTCGAGGTGTCCTGCTGGAGCAGGTCCTGGAGCCGGCGCACCTCGAGCTCGTAGGAGTTCTGGCGAGCCTGGTCGGTGGTCATCAGGCTCTGCCTGATGCCTTCGTATTTCTGGTTCTCGGCGTTGAGCGTCGTGGTGACCTCGAGATTCTTGCGCTTCTCGAGATCCGACTGCATCTGCGCGACCATCTGGTCGTTCGCCGCCTTGTTCTGCGGGTTAGCGTCGCTGTCGGCCATGAACAGGCCGACGTTCTTCGCCGTCTTCTTCTGCTCGGTGTAGAAGCCGTCCGACAAATGGAACTTGTCGCCGGACTGAAGACGCTTCAGCGCCTCGGCGGTCTTGTCGTCGATGGTGTCGCTGTCGAGCGCGGAGTTCTCGCGGATCTGCTTCAGGCGCTCGTTGCGCTTCTTGGCCTCGGCAGCCTCGCGCAGCGCCGCGTCCTGCTGGTCCGCGATCTTGAAGGTGTCGGCATAGGCCGGCGAGCTCGGGTCGAGATTGTCCGGGAAGGCCTTGCCGCCCCGGATCATCTTGGTCAGGCTGTTGCGGAATTTGCTGCTGCCGTCCTCGTTCTCCTGGGCGGCCGAGACAGCGTCCTTCGCATCGCGAACGAACTTCACGATGTCATTGACGCCCTTCATGCTCTTGGCGAGGTCCTCGAAGGTCTTGGTCTCGTCGATCGAGCGGCGCTGTGCATCGTTCGTGGCCATGCCGCGCGCGATCTCGTAGCTGGAGCCCCCGGAGTTGCGGGAGGTGGTGGAGCCCTCTCCCATCCGGGCTTCAGCCCAGGACTGGAGACCGCCCGCGGTGCCGGCGCGGCCGAACACTTCGGGATTGCTCTTGCGCGCGCCGTCGAGCGCCTTGATCTGGTCGAGCGGGGTCGAGGGATTGGCCCCGAGCACCGACATGGCCCCGCCGGCGCCGAGGAAGTGCGCCAGATAAGTGTTGGCGTCGTTGGCCTGGTAGCCGTTCTTCGACAGGGTGGCCGCGTTCTTGTTGCCATACCAGTCGACCGCATCGCGGGCGTATTTTGGATCGAGCTTGAGCCGGCGCATGACGTCGTCGCCGAGCGCCGCCTGGTCGGGATGCTGCTCGCGCAGGAACGCGCGGAAGGTCTCGTCGGTGAACTGACCAAGGCCCGCAGCCGACGAACGGCTGTTGGTCGCATTGGGATTGCCGCCGCTCTCGGCCGCAATGACCTTGGAGGCATAGTCGCCGCCCACGATGCCGAGTGAGGTCGAGCCGCCCTGCGGCACCACACCGGCGGCGTTGTCGCGCAGCGACTTCCAGGCGCCGGAGAGACGCTCCACGACACTGGTCAGCGTTGCGCCCCTGTCGGTGGTGCCGGCGCCGAATGCGTCGTTCATCGCCTTGCCGGCTTGTTCCGCGCCGAACGTCACGTCGCCGAGCAGGCGCGCAATCGCGCTCTTGCCCGAATACATGCCGGCCTGGCCCTTGCCGGCGATGCTGTCGAACACGCTCGATTTGCCGTTGTTGAGTTCCTTCAGATAATCCTGACGCGCGTTGGCGTTGGCGGACGCCAGGTCGCCGTCGAACGCCTTGAGGCCCTCGAGCTCCTCCTTGACCTTGTCGGCTTCGATCTGCGTGGTCTTGAGGTCGTCGATCAGCTTCTGAAGACCCGGATTATTCAGCCGGAACATGCCGTTCGCTTTGGCGTCGGCGCTTTCCATCATGTAGGCCAGGCGCGCGTATTCGCCGGACAGGCCCTGGATCTCGGCGCGCTGCGCGGCCAGATCACCCTTGGCGGAATCGAGCTTGCTCTTGGCCTTCTCCATGAGCTTGGTGATGTCGGTGTCCTTCTGGATCTCCTGCGGGCCGCGCGGAGAATCCTGAAGCGCCGTGATCTGCTTCTGGCGATCGGCCATCAACGTGGTGATCTGCTGGGTCGATTTCTCGAGACCAGCCATCGCATCCTTGTCGCCGAGCGAGGCGCGGGCCTGGATGGCGCGCAGATGATCCTCGGCGTCCTGGAGCTCGAGCTTGTATTGGGCGAGCTGCCGGTCGCGCGTCTCGTCCATGTAGCGCTGCTTTTCGGCCGACGTATCCTGGTTGGCCGTCTTCAGCCGCTGCATTTCCAGGTCGTGCGCCTGCGCGGCCGCGATGCCTTCCTTGTCGTAGCCGGACTTGCGGCGCGCGATGGTGTCGGTGATCGCGCGGTCCTGCTCCTGGGCGAATTTGTCGCCGCGCGCCTTCTCGAACTTGGCCTGCTCGTCGGCGACCTTCTGGCGCGCGTCGTTGGCCGACTTCTGCTGATCCTCGGCGGCCTTCTCGCTGACAAAGCCGATGCCCTCGGAACCGGATCCAACCTGACCCTCGGCCTGCGCCTTGGCGAGCGCCTTCATGGCTTCGGCCTGGGCCTGAAGCTTTGAGACATGGGTGTCGGCGAGCGCAATCTGCTCCTGCGTCTGAGCGCCGAACTTGACCAGGCTGTCGTAGGCCTCCTCGGCCGCGCGCGCCTCCTTGGTGAAGGCCTCGTAGACGAAGTAGAGCGCCGCGCCCATTGCGGTCAGTGGCAGCGCGAATTCAGCGATGAAGGCGAAGGCGGCGCCCAGCACGGGCAGCAGGCCGCGGATCGCGACGCCGGTGCCGGTGATCGACTGGGTCAACGTCGCCCAGATGCCCGCCATGTTCGTCAGCGTGCCCGCCTGTGCGCCGAACGCAAACGCAGTGCCGAGACCCGCGAACGCGCGCGAAGTCTCCTGCGCGAGCCCCGCCCAGCGAATTCGGATGTCCGCGAGACCGGCGCGCATATTCGTCACCATGAAGCCGAAGCCCTGGATGATCTGCGCGATCTTGGCGGCGCCGAAGGCGGTGCCCAGCGCCAGGCCGACGTTCACGATCTCGTCCTTGAACTGGATCATGGTCTGGACGCCGGTCGCGGCCATGTTGATCAGCGAGGCGCCGAAGCGGCCGGCGGCGGTCGCAAACTGCTCGAAGCGCTGACCGGACAGGGCCTCGTTGACCTGGCGCAGCTTGTCCTTGATCGTCTCGAAGAAGCCGGCATCGCCCGCCTGGAGCGCCAGGTTCTGGAACAGCGTGGTGGTCTTGGCCACCAGGCCGTTGAAGGTGTTCATCTGGTTGGCCGCGGCGCCGCCGAAGGTGCGATCGAGCTCCATCGTGAAGGCAGCCAGCGACGATTTGGCATCAAGCGTGCCCTTGGACACGGTCTGGATCAGCTCGGCCGTGGACACGCCCATGGAGCGGGCCATGAGCTCGACGGCGCGCGGCATGGCTTCGCCGAGCTGCTGCCGCAACTCTTCCATCTGGATGACGCCCTTACCGGCCATCTGTTGGATCGCGATCGAAGCGCGGTGCAGCACCTCGTCATTGCCGCCGAAGGCCGCGATGCCGTCGACCAGGCCCTTGAGCGCGCCGCCCATCGGGTCGATACCGGTCGATTTCAGCTTCACGAAGCTGTCGGACAGGGCCTTGAGCGAGAACGGGGCATCCTTGGCGAAGTCGCGGAGGTAGGAGACCTGCTGGGCCGCCTCCTTGATCGGGTCGGCCGACTTGTTCATGCCGGCGAGCAGGAACTTCAGGCGCTCCATCTCGGCGTTGATCTTGACGATCGAGCCGATCCAGCCTTCCGAGACATTGTGGATTGCCCCGATGGCCATCGTGGCCAGGCCCGCGGTGATCGCAACGTCGCGCAGCGTGCCGGAGAAGGTCGTTGCCTTGTCGTTGAGCCGCTCGATCGAGACGACGCCCTGCCCGACGTTACGCCGGAACTGCTCCACGCTCTCGCCTGCATGGATCATGCGAGAGGTGAAAGAGCCGTCTTCTAGTTCGAGTTCAACCCGGATAGGCATTGTTCGTCAGATCTCCGATTGCATCGAGCGCATGCAGCGCCTTGCGATCGAGCTTGGTCGGTGCCGTCTCCTCGAATTCG